TAAACCTTTACCCTCATTGGTATCTGCATGACACTCAAATTTATGAGGACAATACTGACAACCTATAGCTAATTGTTTGTTACCATTCTTCTCTACTTTATCTTCATAACATTTATCTACAGGTGGATGCTCCATTACCATAGTATCTTTTAAAGTTTTAATTAAATCTTTAACATTAGGTTTAGCCATATCATCAGGTTTATAAAAACACATATCACCAGTTGACTTATCAACAACAAGAAAGCCACCTGCTTTAGTACCATTGGCTGTTTCATATCCTGATAACTGGGCATGATAACCAAAAGGGTCATCACCTACTATCTCACCTGATTGAAATTTTTTAAAACTAAATGATGAAGCTGATTTAACATCACATATTTCACCATCTATCTGACTATCTATATGTCCTGTAATACCATCTATCTCAACTTTCTTTTGTTGGTCTTCTATCTTATGTCCTGCTAGTTCAGCAAGATATAAAATAAGATGTTCAATGATATGTCCGTATAAGAATTTTAAATTTAATCCTGCGTCATCATCTTTTCTTTCTTTAGGACTATGCTTATCATACCATAATTGTCTAGGTGGTTTACCTATGACAGACATTCTAAGCTTACCTCTGTTAGCTGACCTGTCTTCAGGTTTGTTCCAAGCTAATACAGCTTCTTTAATATTCTGAAGAAATACATTTATATTTTCTTCAGTCATGTTGGCAGGTTTGCCATTAGATATATCAGCTATCAATTGTTTGATATCTATAGCTAATGTATCAATGCGTTTCTGACCAGTTGTTTCCGACTTTATATTCTCCATCTAATGGACACCTCACTTTTAATTGGTTACCTGCATCTATAATTGATTGTACTGCTAGTCTTCCAAACTCTTCGGTTCTACTTTCTTCAACCTCATATTGAAATTCATCGTGTACATTTACAACTGGAAATGCTTTGATTTGTTTTATCTTAACATATTCTTCAAGCAGTGTCAATGCCTTCTTCATAACTATAGCACCTGCTCCTTGCAATAAAGTATTCAATGCAGCATGAGTATGTCTTATAATTATTTTTCTTCCGTCAAGTCCTTTGACCCATCGTCTTTCAGCCACTCGTTCCACTTTTGCTCGTAAGCTTCTAAGACTTGGTGTTGCTCTAAGAAATTTTTCTTTAGCTCTTTCGCCATCTGCTGTCGAACCTCCGATGATGCTTCCAAGTTTGGCTGAACCTGCTCCATAGATGAATGCGTAGATAAAAGTCTTCGCCTTATCTCTTGATTCCAAACCAGCAGCAATTTGATTTGCTGTGTGTATATCTCCATTAACGACTTCATGTATGTACTCCTTATCATTCATATAGTGTGCTAACATCCTCAGTTCAATACCTGAAGCATCAACACCTACTAGTTTATAACCTTTGTTTACTACCCATAATGCTCTGCATTCTTTTCCATACGGAGAGTACACAGCAGGAATCTGAGCCATGTTGGGCGACTGATGACTCATCCTCCCTGTAATTGTACCATTGGTAATTACTCTACCATGTACTCTTCCGTCTTCTCTTACTGCTTCAATCCAAGAACTGACTTGAGCAATTCTTTTCTGTAGCATAAGAAACCTGTTAATTAATTTAGCCTCAGGAATATTATGTATCTGACTTAATACTTTTTCATCCACAATAACATGACCCTTATCTGTTTTCTTCTTAGGCTTCCACCCAAGTAACATTAATCGTTCAGCTATCTGTTGTCTTGAACCTAAATTAAATACTTTATAACTTACCTTTGTGAAGGGAACTCCCTTAACATAACCTCTTGCTTTATTGTTAGACTTAGGAATAAACTCTTGTTCTATTTTTAAAGGCGGAAAACTTTCTCTAACCTTAGAGGTTAATCTATTCATCTCTTCCTGAAACATTGCTTGTAATCCATAAGCTTCTACAATATCTAACTTGAAACCTAACTCATGTTGCTTTTGAATTATCTCTGCTGTCTTATGTTCTAACTCAACAGACTCTCCAAACTCTGTACCCATCTTTCTTTTTAAGAAGCGATAAAGTTTTTCTGTTAAGGCTACATCGTTTCTACAATAGGTTAACATTTCTTCTGTAAGAAAATCAAACTGTTCAAACTGAATCTTATTCTGTCCTAGTTTTGTACCCCAATTTTTTAGAGAATGTCCTCCGTCTATAATAGGATTAAACAATCTTGATAATACTAAGGTGTCTGTTAACTTACAGTGTTTAAATATATCCGAACCAAAGAACTTATTTAAAACAGGAACATCAAAACCTATAATGTTATGTCCAATAAATTCTTCTGTCTGTTTAGCAAACTCCTCAAAGCGATGAAGATTCTTTCCGTCTTTGAATTGATAATAGTCATCACCATGTTTGCATACAATGCACCACACCTTATCGGTGGTCATGGTTGTTTCAATATCAAAAACGACTTGTTTAAATTTCATCAAGATTAATTTCTTTAAGTCTACCAGTATCAGGGTCGTATAATAAATCACAACATGGACCAGTAGTACCTGAGAATCTATTCTTTAATACTCTTACCCTTGTAGTGTTTCTTATTACTGGGTCATCATTTTGTGCATCTCGTTCCAATCCTATGACCATGTCACTTAGCTGACCTATACTTGCCGAACCTCTAAGTTGAGAGAGTGAAGTTGCAGCACCTTCCTCATGACCTTTACCTTCAGGTCTTCTAAGGTGAGATACAACTATCATAGCTAATCCTGTTTCTTGTACAAGAGTTCTAAGCCTAGTCATAATTTCATCTAATGCTCTTCGTTCATCTCCGTGTTGTTGGTCTGATACAATGATACTAACATGGTCAATGATAACATACTTACAATCTAAACCTTTAGCTAAGTATCTAACTCTTGAAACAATATTATCAATTGAGTTAGAACCAAAGTGGTCAAACATAAATACTCTACCAGTACCTACTGTTGCATCAAAATAGTTTTTAAGTTCTTCTTTACTTACATGAACATCAGGTAAATGTAATCTTTGATTTGCTTCCACACTCATTAAACCTTTAGAAGTAATGACTGGTGTTTCTTCTAACATAAGCAAACCAATATTATCTTCTGTAGTTTTAATCATATGATGTACAACTTCTCTCATCACTTGAGTTTTACCTAGTCCTGAACCTGCTGTAAAGGTAACTAATTCAGATGGTCTGATACCATAAGTAATTTTATTCATACCCTCAAAAGGATATTGAACAAAAGCTTTCGTGATTGGTTTAGCAATCTCATCAAACAAAACATTAGCATTAATGATACCATCAGGTGCATATAACTTAGCATCCCAAAAAGCTTTAGTATAAATCTGAATACTGTTTTTACTTAAGCAATCAGAAGCATCTTTTAATCCTTCAGGTAAATACATTATCTTACATTTTCCTGGACTAAATAGTTCAGCTACTTTTAATGCACCCTCTTGACCATGCTTGTCATTATCAAAATTTATAATGATGTTATCAAATTGTTCTAAGTAATCTAAACTTCCTTTGATATCTTTAACTGCCGAAGTAATACCATTCTTAATACTAACAACTGGTGTTTCATATTTAACAGTCTTAAACATTTGATAAGCTGATAAACAATCTAACTCACCCTCTGTTATAATTATATATTTATTTTTTTGAAATAGATGTTCACCGAATAAGCCTGACATTTTAGTATTACCTTGAATACTAAATTCTTTTAGCTTAGTGAACCTTGTTTTAGTTGCAATCTTTGCACCTTGTTTATCATGATAAGGATAGTAATGGTGTGTGATAGCACCCATCGTATCTATCTTAACTGTAACTCCGTACCTCTTACAACTTTCTTCCTTAATGTTTCTATCTACAATTTCTGCGTAGTTAGATTCAGCTAATAAGTTTTTTGATTGGTACTCGTTAGTACCATTCGTTGTACCCTCTGTGATTTCCATATCATATTCCTTTATGTATTGTTGACATGAAAAACAATAAGCTGAGTTATCTTTGTTTACAGATACTGCGTCACTACTTGAACATAGTGGACATGGTAAATGAAACTTTATAAATCCATTATTATTTTCTTCCATTGTCGCCCTTCGTTATTAATTATGTATAAAAAAAAGGAGAGCCAGTTATGAAGCCGACTCCCCTTTGGAGATAAGTATAATGAAACTGCCATTATAACTTATGGCTATATGCAGTTACTAAAAGTCTTCTTTAATATTACTATCTGCATTTCCTTCTGCTGATTCAATAACATCAAAGTCTTCCCTTGGTGTGTACTCTACTAGTTCTTTAACTTGAACTGCTTGTAAGTCTAAACCTTTACCAGTCTTACCTTTGTAATTCCAGTCATAAGATTTATACATCACAACTACTTTGCTTCCATTACCTACTATTTTATCTAATGGTTTCTTTGCTCCGTCCACTATCATAGGTGGTTGGTTTTTATCCCCATTATTTTTGGAAACTTTTCTTTTAAACTTGATAATGTTTTTAACTGTATCACCATCAATAGTTGTTTCACCTAAAGTGAAACCTTCTTTAGCAAACTGTGCTGCTGTGTCATCATCCAATGCTAAATCTATTCTCCACATTGGTTCAAACTTTTCATTGGGTCTTGACAAAGATGCCCAGTATGCTGTTCCTTCTACTTGTGCCATATTATTATACCTCTATATTTATTAGTTGTTGTGTAAGTATTAACATTTACATTCTCCCTTGTCAACACTTACATTCTTTTTTTATTTTAACACCTTGATTATCAAGCTTGGTTTCTAGTTCAGCTATCTTTTTACCCATAGCTTTTACATCATCCGTAGCTTGTTCTAGTTGTGTTAGAATCTGTTTAATCTTAGTATCTTTAGTGGAAGCTAGTTCAATAGCATCATTTTTTTCTTTAGTCATGTCTGCTATAGTTAACTTCAATTCCCTTAATAAATCTTTTTGGCTCATGTTTTATAATTTATAACATCCCTCGTTAAATAATTCTTTAATTGGAATCACTACACATTTACTTGCATTATAATCTCCTACATTTTTTGTGTGTGTCTTCTTATATTTCTTTACTATTTTTTTTAGTCTGCTTACTCTAAAGATTAACATACAATGTTCTTGCTTCTCTAACTCTAGAATATGAAACCACCATTTAGCTTCTGTCTTATCTATGCCTGAAGGTTTTTTTCTGAACTCATATTCAATAGCTATATTGCCTGTCTTCCTCCACCAACTTCTCTCTGTTTTTATTTCTACCTGTTCCTTACCAAGTAAATCTGCAACTCTCTTCTCTCTTATCTTACCATACTTTAAGTCTATATCAAACTTATAGTTCTTATTTAACTTCATATCTTTTGTCATTATTGCTCCTCTGTAAAAGTACACAGATATTCTAATAGAAATTTATGTAAGTTCTTCTTATCAAATTTCTTATTAGTATTACCTTCTACAATCTTATGATATATATTAATAATAAAGTAAGGTTGCAGGTTTGCATAGTCGCATACCTCGTTAAAATCTGAATTGTTTTTATTGAACCAAGCTTTTGCATCGTCAACAATCTTTACTCTTGATGAACCCCATGCATGAATATCCATACCTAAAGCATCTAAGATGTTGCGTACTATAACTGACCTCCATAAAATCAACTCACTCGTTATTAAAAACTGTCTAGGTTTATAAGCACTATCATCTTTAGTGTTAACTTCTTCTGACATTTCTAATCCTTTTTTATTTCACTTGTTGAAATACTTTTATTTTTTTTACTGTTTGATTTCTTTACTTGTTCTTTATATTTCTTTTCATTTATCTCTTCAACTGTACTGCGTATGAACTTAACATTTCTTTCAGCAACGATAGCATTAGAAGTAAACTGTACTTTCTTTTGAAGCTTACTCTCATCTGTAACATTATCAAAACAATCTTCAACAGCCATGTCTACATTCACATATGTTTTCTTTAAATAAAATCTACTCATATTTCCTTCACTAATTAATTTTTAATTACTATCATATTTATGCAGTGTTGTATACACTACAAATCTTTTATTATTTCTATTGCTCTCCAATGATTTTCTTTTTTCTTTATGTAACCCTTCCATTCTATGTAACCTAACATATTAAATATAGAACTCTTAGATTTGTGGTTCATAAAAATCTTCATCTCTTCAAAGCTAGGCATCACTTGATGTTCTTTGTAATAAGATTTTAGAAATTTATATAGTTGTGCTTGTCTTTTTGTTAACATAATTTATTGTACCATATTATTGTGGCAAGATTGTGACAGAAATAAGTCAATAAAATCAATAGCTTACCAGTCGTTGTTAGTTATTCCCTTTGTTCTTAGTAGTCTTTCATAGGCAACATCAGCTTTAAGATATTCAATCTCTGCTTTTTGTTCTTCAATGATTCTTTCTAAATCATCTTGACCTCGGTCATCTTCCTTAAATAGATTCAATTGTTTCATCATAATTATAATCCTTTGATTGTTCAAATAAAAAATATTCTAAATTAGAATTGTCTTTATTATCTCTCATTAATTCAACATACTTATCTGCACTAGATAGTTTATCAAATTGTTTATCAACATAAAAACTGCTATGACTTTTGTACTTAGCCATAACAATATATTTATTTACTTGTTGTTCTTTTTCTTTTGTAAAAAACATTTACTCTCCTTTGTTATGCAGGTTGTTGTCCAGTTTCTAAAAATATTTTCCACTCATTTCTAAATGAGAAGTTACATAAATCAAACTGAACCATTGCACTTTCTAAATCAAATGCATTTATAAATAGATGTACATTAGTTTTAATATTATGAAACATATAAACACAATTACTATTATCATTATGTCCATACTCTGTATCATTTTTCTTTTTTACTTTTTTAGTTTTCATTATACCATATCTCCTTTTCTAATTAGTTGTTCAGTTACTTTTTGTTTGATTAAATCTTTAACCTTTTTATTTTCTTTAGTACTACCAAAGCTTAATACTTCTACATGAGTATCAAACCAATCTGCTTTTGTTTTCTTTTTCTTTTTC